AGATTTCGATGGTCTTTTGCAGGCCGGCGAAGGTATCCGGCGGTGAGCGGAAATTCCAAAGTTTCCGCGGCGGATGGAATAAATGGGAGGCACAACCACCGCACGACCAACATTCATGCTTGCGGTCACCAGGAAGTTCAGCGGTTTCTGATGAATTGATCCGGGGAGATGATTGCGTCCTAGTAAGGATCGATGAACTCGTAACGAAAGTAGTTTTCTTGCCCTTTTCCGACCCAGTTAAGGAACTGCGAAAGACTGTCGACCTGGTCATCATGACGGCTCCCAGGGAAGGCAAGGATCTCCGATAGGAACGTGTCGAGCCACGTTGCCTCTCGGGGCAACAGGACTCGTCCCGCTTCGATCTTGGCGGTTTCGGCATGCATCCGCATGATCTTGTCGCCTTCCGGTTTGAAGGCGATCGGATTCAGCGAGCCTTCACCTTTCAGGTCCTGAATTAGTGATGTGCCCGAGCCCTTATCCTCGATGATCACGACATCTGCATGGAATCGGCGATTAAGGTTGATCACAAGACCTTTGAGACCCGGAAAATCAACGCGTTCGCGGGTGACGTCCATCAGGTAATATAACCCCTCGTTCTCGAGCCAAGTCGTGCACACCGAGGGGTCATTGCGTTCCTCCGGCTTCATGGCCGTGTCCCAGCTTTGGATGATCCTGTCGTTTGGCCCCCGGTCGGGCAGCACATCATAGCATCGCAACCAGTCCCTCTTGATCATGTTGCCCTCTTCGGGCACGGGGCGCTGTTGATACTGAGCCGAAAATGTTTCGGACCCTAGGCTCGCCTTGATTGTGTCGAGGCAGTCACGAGACTCACGCTTGGGATGCAAGACGTCGCCTATCTCCCGGTGATGGAATTCACCGTCTCCGATAGGGATGTCCTGGGGTTCCAAGGCGATCGCGGGGAGATCGAGATGGGTCCATTCCCCCCGCTCGTTCTCGAGCAAGTGGCCAGCGAGATCGTCGATGTGCAGGCGCTGCATGATGAGGATGATGACGTCGTCGTTCTTGTTGTTCAAACGGGTGGTAAGGGTTGTTTTATACCAACTGATGACTTTCTCGCGGCTGGTTTTCGACATTGCCTCCTCAGGCTTGATGGGATCATCAATGATGATGAAGTTGCCGCCACGCCCGGTAAGGGTGCCGCCGACAGAGGTTGCGTAGCGGAACCCACCTTTGGTCGTCGCGTACTCCGTCTCGATATCCTTTGCGGGGCGGGTGTTGGGGAAGGCGGATCGGTACCAATCGGAAGTGATGACGGCCCGGAATTGTCCCGTGAACTTATCCGTCAGCTCTTGTGAATAGCAGATGTCGATGATCTGCTTTGTGGGGTCATGTCCGAGGATCCAGGCCGGCAGCGCAACGGACGCACATATCGACTTCAGATGCCGCGGCGGCACTGTGATGATGAGGCGCTTGATCTTGCCTTCGGCACACATCTGCAGGTGATGGGCGATCGCCTCGATGTGCCAGTTGCGAAGATACTCGGAGCCAGGCGCTACCGTCAGAAACGTGAGGTGTATGAATGTCATAAAGTCGTGGCGCAGGCCTTGGGTGAGGAGATAGCGGTCGGTCTTATCCACTGGGTCTCTTTTTCGTTTCTTGTGGGGGTTTTGTGTCTCGACTAGACGCCGATCTTTGCCGAACCCTGCGCAGGATTTGTTCCTCGAGGGTCGCTAGGACGGTGCGCTCGTCTTCCGTGAGCGGTGCTTCGGTACTATCGGTGTCGCCGACCTCGCGTACCGTGTCCGAGATCGGACGAAGATGCATTGACGGCAGCGATCATCCGTCTGGTCAGCCAGTACGGCCGCTATGGCTATCGGCGGATCACCGCCATGCTCCGTGCCGAGGGCTGGCAAGTGAACCACAAGCGGGTGGAACGCATCTGGCGACGGGAGGGACTGAAAGTCCCTCAGAAGCACCCAAAGCGGGGACGGCTACGAAGTTTTCATTCCGCTCTCTGGCCCCGGAACGCTGAAATTATTTAATGTTTTCAAAGGCTTAAATGGAGCGATACCGTGGGTTCGAATCCCGCTCTCTCCGCCAACCAGTCTTTCTCCCCTCCGGAGAAGCTAACAGAAGTCTACAGAAGCGCTATATTTCAATGGGTTGCGCTGATTTGGGGCGCAGCTTTGCGGACCGATGTGGCCGCAAACCAGGCGTTTCCGGGGCTATATCCCGGAATTTCTCTGCGCCTCGGTCGAGAGGTCCGGTTTCACGGTACGTTCCAGACCGGGTTGGATGCGCGACGGCCGACAAGGAGCGGTGCCGGTCACAGTCACGCGGCAGGGAAGCCGAGGTCCCTTCGCTGTTCGGCCCAATCGAGGGGAAAGCCGTCTTCGAGGTGATCGACGGTGAGACCTTCAGGTTGCCTCCCGTCAAGGATCGCGTCGACAATATCCGGAGCGAGGGAGGCCAGGGAGACGATACGGCGAACGTAGCGGTCCGACACATGCGCCCGCTCGGCAATGGTCCTCATCGATATAGCTTCGCGGGAGAGCAGCAGGTCACGCCAGTGATGGGCTCGGGCGACGGCCTTGATCAGGGCGGCATTGGGTCGTTTACGGTCGTCTTGGGCTGTCCCATCGGGCACCACGACGCGCGTCTCACCCCGGCAGCGTTCGATCCGGATCTCGGCGCTAAGACGGAACGCCTCGGGCCGAGGCGTTTCGCCGGAATGTGGCAACGGCTGCCCGGCAAGCGCCTCGAATGCGCCGACGATACCATCCGTCGAAGTTTCAAGCATTATCCGGTCGTTGTGCAGAATGGCTTTGACGAGGATCTTGCGGAGCAGCGCGCGTTTTCTGCCGGGTTCCGCTGCCTGCCAAGCTTTTGTGATACCGCGTGCGACATCGGTCAGCGCTTCGCGTTGCAAAGGATCCAATGCAAGGCATAGGACGTTGGCGAGGGCGTCGCCATCCGCGAGAAGCGAAAGAATTCGACCACACACCGCCGTTTCGATCTCGTGGGCCGGGATGCGGGTGATGGCACCGGCTTGTCGTTCCCGGTGCTGGAGAAGCGCCTGGCTGACGTAATAGCGGTAGCGCTTGCCGTTCTTGACCGAATGTGAGGGACTGAGGCGGTTGCCGTTCCCATCGAAGAGGAGGCCGCTGAGAAGGCTCGGCTCTTTCGCCATTACGCCATTCTTTCGTCGCTCGGCATTTTCGGCAAGGGTGGTCTGCACCCTGTCCCACAGGTCCCCGTCCACGATCCCATCGTGCTCTCCCGGATAGGCCGTGCCCTTGTGAACCGCCTTGCCAATGTAGAGTCGATTCCGGAGAATCTGGTAAAGGGTTCCCCTGGAAAGTGATTTTCCTCCGGTGCGCCGGCCCGAAGCAGTGATCCGCGTCTTGCTGACGATGCCCTTCTCCTCGAGCTCCGCTTTCAGCGGGCGGACAGAGCCCAATTTCAGGTAACGCCGGAAGATCATGCGGACCGTCGAGGCCTCCTCGAGGTTCACGACCAGCTTGCGATCGACGGCGTCATAGCCCAAGGCTACGTTGCCGCCCATCCACATGCCCTTTTTCCTGGAGGCCGCGATCTTGTCGCGGATGCGCTCGCCCGTGACCTCGCGTTCGAACTGGGCGAAGGTGAGCAGCACATTTAACGTCAGGCGGCCCATGGAGGTGGTCGTGTTGAACTGCTGGGTGACGGAGACGAAGGAGATCCCCCGGGCATCGAAGATTTCGACCATCTTTGTAAAGTCGGGAAGGGAACGCGTCAGCCGGTCGACCTTGTAGACCACGACGACGTCTATCACCGTATCTTCAATGTCCGCCAACAACCTCTTCAATGCGGGGCGCTCCATGCTACCGCCGGAGTAGCCCCCGTCATCGTACGCCGTCTCGTTGATTTCCCATCCTTCGTGCTTCTGGCTCGCGATATAGGCCTCGCAGGCCTCCCGCTGCGCATGGAGAGAGTTGAACTCCTGGTCCAACCCTTCCTCGGACGATTTGCGGGTATAAATGGCGCAGCGGACAGGGTGCTTGTCATTCGTCTGCATGGCGCACCTCTTTCAATATGCCGCTCTTTCTGAGCCCGAAGAACAGCGGCCCCGACCATCGGGTGCCGGTGATCTCGCGGGCGATTTCGGAGAGGCTGCGGTAATGGCGCCCGCGGTAGTCGAGGCCGTGGTCCAGAACGGTGACCTGGTGC